TGTTACAGGAACCCTTTCGGGTAGTGTGACAATCACAGGCGGAACTAGCGGAGCAACAGGCGTCTTTGGGTCTCAAGAAACATCCGACACAATTGTTCCGGGTGTCACATCGGATCCATATGACAAGGCTGATGAAATGCAACTTGAGGGCGACTCAATCTTTGACTTTACCGATACCGATCCATTCTCGGAGGGTAACTACTGATGTTCACATACTTCAATAACAAGTCAATTCGTAACCTTGTTGTAGCATTTGGGTCTCTCTTCAATAACCTACATGTTCGCCGGTTCAACGCAGATGGAACCACTAAAGAAAACCTTCGCGTTCCCCTCGCATATGGTTCCCGTGAAAAATTCCTTGCTCGTCTTGAGCAGGGGGGATCCATCACGAATGAAGATGGCGAGATTATTCAGATGACTCTTCCTCGTATGAGTTTTGAGATTTCTGGTATCAATTATGACGAAACTCGAAAACGACAGACGGTTCTAAAGACCCCTGAACGCACGGCTGGATCATCTAAAAAATACTCGTTTAGTGAAGTTCCTTATGATATCTCTTTCGATCTTCACATCATGGTCAAGCACATGGACGATGGTCTACAAATTGTAGAGCAGATTCTTCCTTACTTCACTCCTGAGTTTACAGTTACCATCAATCCGACAGATGTTCACAAAAAAGTAGACATTCCTATCCAGTTGACGGATGTTTCTCAAGACGAAGATTACGAAGGTGATTTTGAGACACGAAGATCCATCACGTTCACTCTATCGTTTACAGCAAAGTCGTTTGTTTATGGTCGTCTATACGACTCTGGTATTATCAGAAGAGTGTTTGCAGAATTGTTTATTACAAATGACTCTGTGACTGGACCTTTCCAAACAGGACTAACTGGTGGTGTAAATCTCGTTGCCTCTGGTGTGTGTGGATCCACAGGTGGTGCTGGAGGTCTATCGGGTGGTGCGGCTGCATCCTTGATTGATGTATCAATCACAGGACCAAGCGGTGCTAGTTCAGATATTACTGATTACACTCCTGTCATTACAATTAGACCGTTTGGTGCAACGGCAGGAAATATCAACATGTTCGGAGACATCCTAGAATGAGTGAAAAGAAATCTATCGATAGTAAACTATCAGACGCACTGGACATCCCAGTGGTCAGCGGTGAGATTATCGAAAAACCAAACACTGAAATTGAAAAGCCTAAGGCATCAATCAAAGACATTGAATTGAATCAGGACTATCAAAGAGTCCGGGGTAACATGAAGGACATCATCGAGCATGGTCAGATTGCTCTTGAGGGTATTCTCACTGTTGCATCGGAAACAGAGAGTCCAAGAGCGTATGAAGTTGCCGCACAACTTATCAAAAATGTTGCAGATGTCAACAAAGACCTAATTGAGATGCACAACAAGATGAAGACCATTCAGAAAGAATCTGGTAACCAAAGTGCCGGTAGTATTACCAACAACACTTTGTTTGTGGGATCCACGAAAGACTTGCAGAAGTTTATCAAGGATCAACGGGATATGATTGTGGATCAGATTGAGACTGAGAATGAGCCAGATTGAGCATTATCTAGGAAACCCAAATCTAAAAGCAGCAGGAGTCGAGATACAGTTTACCCAAGAGCAGATGGGTGAGTATCTCAAGTGCGCCCAAGATCCCCTGCACTTTATTGAGACGTATGTCCAGATTGTAAACCTAGACTTGGGTCTTACAAATTTTGATATGTATGATTTCCAACGGGACATCATTCAAAAGGTACATGATAACCGTTTCGTGATTTGTAAAATGCCGAGACAGAGTGGTAAATCCACTACGATGGTCTCATACCTGCTTCATTACATCCTTTTCAATTCTGAGATGAACCTCGCTATCCTTGCAAATAAGCAAGCAACAGCAAGGGAACTTCTGCACCGACTTCAAACTGCTTACGAGCATCTGCCGTTTTGGTTGCAGCAGGGTGTGATCTCATGGAACAAAGGAAGTATCGAACTAGAAAATGGATCTCGAATCCTCGCTTCCTCTACTTCATCAAGTGCCGTTCGCGGTGGTTCATTCAACCTAATCTTTCTTGACGAATTTGCGTTCGTTCCACACGAAGTTGCCGACGAGTTCTTCTCCTCGGTGTACCCAACGATTTCGTCAGGTAAAAACACAAAAGTCCTAATGGTGTCAACCCCCAAGGGAATGAATCTATTCTACAAGTTCTGGACAGATGCAGAGCATGAAAGAAACTCTTACGTTCCTATTGAAGTTCACTGGTCTCAAGTTCCCGGTAGAGATGAAAAGTGGAAACAAGAGACAATCGCTAATACATCAGAGGAGCAGTTTAGACAAGAGTTTGAATGTGACTTCTTAGGGTCCACAAATACACTAATTGAACCTAGTAAACTTCGCACGATGAGTTACAAGGATCCCATTCGCACCAGTGACTCTGGTCTAAAGGTTTATGAAGAGCCAATCAAAGACCACACATATGTTATTCCGGTGGATGTATCCCGTGGTGTAGGTGGCGACTTTCATGCATTTTCTGTAATTGATATCACAAAAACACCCTATCGTATATGTGCTACATTCAAGAACAATGAAATGCCGCCTATGGTTTACCCTAGTGCAATCTTCCCCGTAGCAAAACAATACAATGACGCTTACTGTTTTGTCGAGGTCAATGACATCGGTGGTCAAGTTGCTGATATTCTAAAAAATGATTATGAGTATCCCGCAATGTTGAGTACAACGATTAGAGGTCGTAAAGGTCAAGTTCTGGGTGAGGGATTTGGTGGAGGACAAACTGTAAATGGCTTGCGTACAACAGAACCCGTAAAGAGAGTTGGTTGCTCTGTTTTGAAGTCCCTTATCAATGAGGAAAAATTTATCATTGAGGATTATGATGTTATCAAAGAGTTGACCACTTTTATTGCTACGAAAAATTCATTTGAGGCAGAAAAAGGTCACCATGATGATCTCGTTATGACACTCGTCATGTTCTGTTGGATGACATCCCAAGAGTATTTCAAAGAACTTCTTGATTTGGATATTCGTAAAGATCTGTACTCAGAGCAAATCAAAAATATTGAGGATGAAATGTTGCCTTTTGGGTTTGTAAATGACGGAGCAGGTACAGAAAATGGTGAAAAAAACTGGCGTGATAGTTCGGGAACTGAGTGGAATGTGGTTGATGATGACGAACAGCCGATGGGGTGGAGTTGGTGATTTTATACATATCAGTGACTAACAACTCAAAATTGCATCTAAATCACGCATCCTATAGGATAATCAAAAGGAGAACAAAATGGGATTTCAAGTAAGCCCCGGTGTAAACGTCACCGAGAAAGATCTCACCAATCTTGTTCCTTCTGTAGCAACAACCACAGGCGCTTTCTGTGGTTACTTCAGATGGGGACCAGCGGAAGAGATCGTACAGGTTGACAGTGAACGGAACCTCTTGGATCTGTTCGGCGGACCTACCAATATCAACTCACAATATTGGTTTAGTGCCGCTAACTTCCTCGGATATGGAAACGACCTTCGTGTTGTTCGTAAATACAACACTTCTGCTGCAAACTCTGTAGGTGGACAATTCGCTGCTCAAGGTGGCGCCCTCCGACTCGCGGCTGGTTTTTCTTCCGGTATTCAGGTCAAGAACGAAGAAGATTACGAAAATCAAATCAGTATTCTCGGAACAAGCGGACCTGATGAAGACAACGCTGGTATTAGTGCCGGTGCTATGTTCGTTGGTAAGTACGCTGGTGAACTAGGTAACTCACTTCTTGTCACAATGTCAGACCAGAAGTCAGATCTGGAATTCACAGGAGCAGGTGTTACCGGATTTACTTCAGGTTCTCCCGCCATTCAGAGTAGAACAACATTCACTAATCAGGACGGCACTGCTGTTGTAGCAGGTGCTTTGGCAGTTCTTCAGGCTGATCTTTCGGGTAACAACATTATCGGAGAGGTTGCTGTCGGAGACACTCTCAAACTCAGTGGTTCTGATACCACCTACACTGTTCTTGGTTTCAGTGGTGGAACCACCTCTGGTATCGCAGGAACATCTGCGGGTCACCGAGGTTTCCAACCAGAAACAGTTGATAACCACTTCGACGAAACAAGCGATTATACTCACATCTTCCTTGATCGAGATATCGATAGTACAGACGAAGGTTCAATCACCACAACCACTCTCCAGTGGACCTATCAAGGTAACTTCGATAAGTTCCCCGGAACATCTACTCAAGCATCTGATGTCTTCAATCTCCACGATGATGAAGTTCAGGTTGCAGTTATTGACGAAGATGGTCTCTGGTCTGGTGCAAGAGGAACACTTCTTGAGAAGTTTACCGCTTCTAAAGCAAGAGACGCGAAGAAGTTCGATGGTAGTTCAAACTACTATGTAAATGTCATCAACGAAAGTTCTAAGTACGTTTGGTGGGGAGATCACCCAGACGGCACTAGAGTTGGTGGTACAACCGCTGGACTAGCCACTGGTCGGGAGTGGGGTGATGACTTCGCTGCAATCGCGGCTGATGACGGAACCGACAGCGGATCCGGTGCTACCTTCGAGTCACTCGTCCGTAACCTTTACATGCCACTAATCGGTGGTGCTGATAGAGGTCAGGGTGAGGATCTTCATAGCGAGACAAACAACAACGCACTCTACACTAACGGTTACGATCTCTTTGAAGATTCAGAAACCCAGAGTGACATTGCACTCGTCATCGGTGGACCAGCATATTCCACACTTGCTGGTAAACTCATCGATCTTGCAGACGCAAGAAAAGACCTTGTTACCTTCCTCTCACCACTCAAGTCTGATTGTGTAAATACTAACGCAATCACCACGAAGGTGGATGCAGTGGTCAACTACTTCAACAACACACTCAACAAGAGTTCTTCTTACGGTGTGTTTGACAGTGGTTGGAAGTACCAGTACGATGGATTCAATGATGTCTTCCGATGGGTTCCGCTCAACGGTGATGTCGCTGGTCTGTGTGCAAGAACCGAGTTCACCAATGATGCTTGGTTCTCACCTGCTGGTTTCAACCGAGGTCAGATCCGTAACGTAACTAAACTTGCGATCAATCCACGCAA